ATTGATGAGATCAGCCAGGCGCACGACACTGATGCCTTGGCACAGGAGATCTGCGCTCGTTACCCAGGCCGGACGCTCTACGGCTACCCCGATGCTTCGGGCGGCAACCGCTCAACCAATGCAACCAGGACTGATCTGGAGATACTTGCGAGCTATGGCATCAGCAACCAATCGCCTAAAGCCAATCCCAGGGTGGCTGATCGGGTTTCTGCTTTTCAAGGTGCTTTGGAGAACGGGAAAGGCGAAATCAGAATCCAGATCAACCCACGATGCAAACGGCTGATTGAATGCCTAGAGCTGCAGGCGTACAACGAGCGGCAGGAGCCTGACAAGGAATCTGGCCATGACCATATGCCGGACGCCGCAGGCTATCTCGTTTGGCGTGAGCTGAACCCACTGCACCGCAGGGCTGGCCGTGGCACCGGCATTAGACTGTATTAACGAAACATTGAACAATGGCCAAGCGCGGCGGTAGGTCTGGCAGGAAGTACGTCCGCGACTCAATCGGGCGGTTTGCTACGACTGGCGCCACTGCTCGCGGTGGCAGGCTGAAAACTAAAAGTGGGAAGAAACGGGCGACTCAAACGGTAAAAGCAAAGACCGGCGGTAAGCCTGCAGGTGCCATCAAGGGGAAGATCAAGCGGGATCCTGGCGCAGCGAAGCCAGCAGCACGCTCGAAGCCGACAGTCGCCCGGACCAGCAAGGCGCCAACCAATAAGGCAAAAGTTGCTTACAAGCGTGCCAGGTACGACGCTCGAAGCAGAAATGCAGATCTAAGAGGCGCAGACGTTGACGAACGGCGGATGGCCAATAGCGCGTCAGCCAAGCTCAAGAATATGCAGCGCCGGAGATCAGCCTCAACGCCTAAGGCAGGCGCAGACGCTCCACGCAGCAAGCAAAAGGCAAGGGAGCTTGCACGGGTCAAAAGGGCTATCAGCAACGAAAGGAAAGCCTATGCCGCTAGGGGTGACGGGGCCGGCAGTGCGAAACAATCCCGCAGCGCGTCTGTTGCGAAGAGGGCTAAAGACATTTACAGCGGAAAAATCAGCGCTTCGTATAAGACAACTTCACGGCTAACACGGACACAAAACCCTGATGTCTTGAGGGCGAGGATCAAGAAAGGCGAGAAGCTCACGGCAGCACGCGCCAAAAAAAACGTAACGGCCAATAGCGCACGGGCCGCAGCGAAGCGCCGGAAGGCAATACCTAAAGACGGGACAGACTTCACCCGCGAGATTGGCCGGGCGAAAGGCAATAAACGGATCAAGAATTTGAACCAGCAAATCAAAGAGGCCGGACCAAATGCCGCAGGACTCAGGCTGGAAAAACTAAAGGTCCAGACCCGAATGCCGAACAAGCCGAGGCAAAGAATGCAACCGACGGCCAAGCAGTTAGCGAAGGAGGCTAGCCGTAATGATGCAATCCGCAGGCGTTCAGCCGAGCTGAGGGCTCAGTCTGGGCGCTTACAACGGGGCCAGGATCCAGCAACTGGCGGGAAGAAGAGCAGGGCGAAGGCAGCAGCAGCGAAGCCGACAGCAGCAAAGCGCAAGTCGAAGAAAGTCTCGGCTGACAAAGTTAATCGCATTATCGGAAGACTATCAAAAGACCCTTCAAGGAAAGAATCGATCGGAATGTCTTCGCGTACAACAAAATCAAGGAATACAAGAGAAACTAGGACGAGAGCTTTGGATTTTATGAATAAAGCAGCAGGACTGAAACTAAAGGGAAAGGGATCGCGACCGGAAAACCCTAAAGGGTTAAACAGAGACCAAATGGTTGCAAACATTGCAGGCAAGCTGGCAAAACCTACAAAAAGAAGCACGCTAAAAAATAATTCAAAAGTCGTTGCTCAGCGGCAGCAAGTACGAAAAAGCTCAAGAGAAGCTACGGCAAGCCTGAGATCTTCTGTCAAAAGACAGTCGCGCTCAGCTGGTACGTCTTATGCGCCAGGCCGAGTCAGGTTGATGCCTTCTCGCGCTGCCGCTGCATCTGGCACCCGCCCCTTTTACACGGACAACAAAGGGAAGATATTCTCCGGGAGGACATCATTCGGGAGCACAAAAGCATCCCGCCAGTCAAAGCTCCAATCCGTTAGGAAGTTAAGAGGAACTGGCGGTCTGGGCAGCTCAATAAGTCAAATCAAGAGATCAAAGGCCAGTCAAAGAACTATTAGCGGGGGCACCCAAACCACATTCGGAAAATTTAGGACAGGGTTCCAAAAGCGCCGCAGGAGCTGACCTGCTACGATGCTTCATTCATAGGTTCCCCAGACCTCACTCCTTGCAGGGAGTGGGGTTTTTTAGTGCTTATCGACCGCAGCGGCTGACCTGCTACGCTCAGCACGTTGCCTGAGTTAATGGGTCTCAGGTTTCATTGGGCAAGTGGGTTCCTGGCCTCAGCGAGTCGAGCCGCTGGGGCTTTTTAGTGCCTATAAGCGTCCGCTGCTTTCTTTGCATTCGCATTCTGCAGTTGCCGACGATGCGACTTCACTAAGTGCCAAGATGACACGTTGCAACAGCTCGTGATCCCTTCCTCTGTCAGGCACACCCTCACGCAATCGTCCGCAGTGGGGCTGACGTCCAAATCGTTCATGCCTGCTTTGATGCCTCTTGCTAAGTTAGGGCCGAACCCATCCCCAGCATCATGGAAGAATTTCTGAACGCCCTCGACGACCTGGTCGCAGCAACTGAAGGTCTCAGCGTGATTGAGCTTGTCGGCGCATTGGAACTAACCAAACACGACATCATCGTTGGGCTTGCAGCGGCTGAACTGCTTATAGAAGACGATGAAGAGGCAACAGCATGACCCGGCCTGTCGTAACCGCTGTGGGCCGATTGCTGCAGCCAAAGCACGGTGAACCGCGAAAGCATCAGCTGATTCAAGTTGATGCGAATGGCCGTGCCAAAATTATTAAAGATCAGCCGGCTTAAACTGTTAGCAAAAGGCGGCTGCAGCATTGGGCTATCAATCAACGGCAAGGAATAGAACTAAAACCTCCAAGGTTGTGAATGTCTATGACCCGAATCAGGCATGGATTGATCAGGAACCACACTGGGAGCTGATCGAATGCCTGCTGACGGGCACCTATGGCATCAGGAAAGAAGGGCGGAAATACCTGCCTCAGGAGCCGCGTGAGCAAGATGATGCCTATCAAAACAGATTGCTTCGCAGCACGCTGCAGCCTTATTACGTCAGGCTTGAGCGGCTATTGGCTGGGATGCTTACTCGTAAGCCGGTAAAGCTGAATGACATCTCAGACGGCATTCGTGAGGATTTATTCGATGCTGACCGGCAGGGCAATGACCTGAACACATGGGTTTATGAAACAGCCCGTAAGGCGATCCGCTATGGCCATGTGGGCGTTTTGGTTGATGCGCCAACAGATGGCAACGGCAGGCCCTATTGGTGCGCCTACACGCCAAGGGACATTTTGGGCTGGCGCACTGAAACGCAAGATGGCAAGCCTCGGCTTATTCAGCTCAGGCTAAAAGAACAGGTAACTGAGCCCGATGGAGAATACGGCGAAAAAACAGTTAATCAAGTCAGAGTGTTGGCACCAGGCAGCTATGAAATCTTCAGGCAAGACGACAAAAAAGATTACACATTGATTGAGGAAGGCACAACAAGCCTAAGCGAAATACCGTTTGCAGTTGCATACAGCAACCGAATTAACTATCTACAATCAAAACCGCCGATGGAAGACATCGGTGAATTGAATATCAAGGCGTATCAAGTTCAATCAGATCTAGACAACATCTTGCACGTCGCAGCAGTTCCAATGCTGGCAATTTTTGGATTCCCGCAATCAGCAGAAGAGATCACGGCGGGCCCCAATGAAGCGATGGCGCTACCTGAAGGCGCATCGGCGCAGTACATCGAGCCGGGTGGGGCAAGCTTCAACGCATTGTTTCAGCGGCTGGACCAGATCGAAAAGCAGATCAATGAGCTGGGCCTATCCAGTGTGCTGGGCCAAAAGCTTTCAGCCGAAACAGCCGAGTCAAAGCGCATCGATCGCAGCCAGGGCGATTCCACGATGATGGTGATCGCCCAAAATATGCAGGACATGATCGACAATTGCCTGCGGTTTCATGCTGATTATCTAAACGACGCATCACCCGGCAGCGCATTGATCAACAGGGACTTCATGGGCGCTCGCATGGACCCTGGCGAGATCAAAGCATTGCTTGAGCTTTATCTGGCCGGCACCATCACTCAATCCACGCTGTTGACCCAGCTAGAGGCTGGCGAAGTGCTAGGCGATGACTTTGACCTAGAAGAGGAGCTTGAGGCAACGGCTGCCGGTGGCCTGCAGGAATGAGCACCCCGTCTGAGTTTTATCGTCATGCCGTCGATCTGAACAGGTTCAGCAATGCTGAGGCAAAACAGATCGCGATTGCTTACAACCGTTTGATTTTGCAGGCTGTCGCAGATCTGCAAATCTTGGTCGAGGATGAGCGGGCTTTTGACCGTCAGACACGTCTTAGGGAGATCGTCAGGCAGCTACGGGCAAGCCTCGACAACTGGGCTGGCGAAAGCTCCGCACTGCTGGCAGGTGAGCTGCAGGGGCTGGCCACATTCGAGGAGCAGTTCATCAGGGTGCAGCTGCTGGAGATGGTGC